ATCTGAAGACTATTACTTCTGTAGATTAGCTGAAGAGTGTGGCTTTGAGATCTGGACTGACTTATCTACTCCTATAAATCATTTGGGTAGTACAGAGTATTATGGTAAGTTTATGGATCAACTAAATAGGAGATAATATGATAACATTAATCATAGGTTTAATCATTGGTATCTACATTGGCTGGAAGTATGAGCATGTAGTAAATGATTTAATAGAATCCATTAAATCTAAATTCTAATACTTGTAATTATAATATCATGCACTATATAGCTCGCATGATACCTTATAACGAACATGAATTGGAGTTTCTTAATGCTTAATTATACAGACATTAAAAACTACTGGAATAAATTCTTTAATGATTATGCAGCAGACGTTAAGTCTTTCTGGAATAATTATTTAGAAACAGTAGAAAAAATATATAAAAATAAATAAATAATAATTACAAAACAATAAGTTATAAAAAATAATTTTATTTACTTATTATTCAATTAATTCTATTCCGCATTTGCCAAACCAACTATAGGAGTTAGCATGGCAAAAAAACAAAAATCAGCAGAAGATATTATCTATGAGATTAAAGATCTTCTTGATGATTTGGAGCTGAAAATAAATCCTGATGATGCTCATGTAGCATACGAGGATGAACTAGATGAAGATGAAGATTTTGATCTAGATGACGAAGATGAGGATGAAGAATAATTAATCCTTATAATAGGGGTGGGTTAAAATCCACCCTTATTTATACTACAATCTGGGATTGACTTTTTAATACCACTAGCTATTGTGTTGCGATGAAATCAAAACACAAGATATCTACTACGTCAGTTCGTTTATCAGCACATGAGAAGTTATGCGCTGAGAGAATGGCACAGCTCATTAAAACAATAGATGAGTTAAGATCTGATGTTAAGGATCTGCGTACCGATATGAATAAAGGTAAGGGTGTTATTGCTTTCTTAATAATAGTCGGCGGTATCGTCGGCGCAATAGTTGGCTTGCTAAAAACATTTAGATAATGAAAACAAGCAACAAAGGTGTGCTTAGTGAAACGATAGCGCAATCTTACTTTGCCAAAGATCCTGATCTATTAGTGTTCATACCATTATGCGGTGTGGGTCCAGTAGATATCGTAACTTATAATATCAAAACAAAAGAATATAATAACTATGATGTTAAGACAGAATCTTTTAGATTGTCAGACACAAAGTATGGAAACAAAAATAAAGATCGTATTAATAGAGCGCCAAACAAAAGACAAAAACATTTAGATGTTAAAATAGTTTATGTTAATAAAGATGGAAGAATAACAATCAAATGAAACTATCCAATAATTTTACATTAGAAGAATTAACCTATTCTAAAACTGCAGAAGAAAAAAAGATAATTAATATTCCTAAAGTTGAGCATATTAAAAATCTACAATTATTATGCGATCATGTATTGCAGCCAATAAGAGATGCATTTCAAATGCCAATTAAAATTACTTCTGGTTATAGATCACCTGAGCTATGCCTAGCTGTTGGTTCAACTATTAAGTCTCAACATACAGAAGGTAAAGCAGCAGACTTTGAAATAGAAGGTATTCCAAATTTACAATTAGCTAACTGGATCTATAAAACATTAGAATTTGATCAGTTAATACTTGAGTTCTGGAACCCTGCTGAAGATAACTCAGGGTGGGTTCATTGTTCTTACAATGTTAATAATAATAGAAGAGAATATTTGAAAGCAATGCGAATAGATGGTAAGACTGTTTATTCAACAATGGAGATTGTATAATGTTACCTGCTTTACAAATCGTTGCGCCACTTGCTAAGATGCTTTTTTCAACTATTGATAAAGCAATACCTGATAAAGATCTTGCTGAAAAATTAAAGTTTCAATTAAATCAACAATTACTTAAATCATCTACAGAAGAATTAAAAGCAGCTGCATCTATTGTAGAAGCTGAAGCTAAATCTAATTGGTTTGTTTCATCCTGGAGACCCCTGCTGATGTATGTTCTTATATTTATTCTTGTATGGAATTATATATTGGGACCCATAATAAAAATAGTTCTTGGATCTGTAATAACATTTGAACTTCCAGGAGATGTCTGGACATTGTTACAAATAGGTTTGGGTGGTTATGTTGTTGGCAGATCAGGAGAAAGTATTGCAAGAACACTAGCTAATAAATCTGCAATTAATAAAGATGAGTAATCAAATACAAACAGCATTTGCAATGAAGTATAAAAAGAAAGCAATCAACAAAGACTATAATGGCAAGAAAAAATCTAGAAAACAAACATATAAGAAAACCACCTAAGAAAAGAAAAGGTAGGCATACCAAAAGAGTTAATAAGCATAAGACTTATAAACCCTACGTGGGACAAGGTAGAGTATAATTATTATGTACTGTATATTTAAAACAATGTATGGTTGCCTGTTATTAAATAAATGTAAGTGTTATGAGAAAAGAACATAAGAATCCAAAAGGTGGATTAACAGCCGCAGGTAGAGCTTACTTTAAAAGAACAGAAGGATCTAACCTTAAAGCTCCAGTTAAAGGTGGTTTAAACCCTCGTAGGATCTCTTTTGCCGCACGATTTGGCGGTATGGCTGGACCCATGAAGGATAGCAAAAATAGACCCACTAGACTGGCTTTAGCGCTAAAAGCATGGGGGTTTAGAAATAAAGAATCTGCCAGAGCTTTCGCTGCGAGACATAAGAAGTCGTGAGAAAAAAAAAGAACTCAGTATTTCGTTGTGGTTTCTGCTTTATTTGCAACAAAGAATTGTTGTCAAATATGGGTGGTTGGGTTATTAATGCAGAAGGTTTGCGATTTTGTCATGCAGGAGATGGTGATTGCTTTGATAGATACCACCAGGATAACCTAAGACGAAGAGCTGCCGAACAAAGAAAAGAAGAAAGATATTATGCCACTAAATGAAAAAGGTAAAAAGATTATGGCTGCCATGAAAAAACAATATGGAGCTAAAGCTAAAGAAGTTTTTTATGCATCAGAAAATAAAGGAACTATCACTGGTGTTAAGAAAAAGAAAAAGACTATACTATAATGGAAAACAAAGGTTTATATTATAACATAAATAAACGCAGGAAAGCAGGAATATCTAGATCAAAAAAAGATTCAACGATATCTCCTGAAGCATATAGAAATATGAAAGCTGGTTTTCCTAAAAAGAAAAAAACTATTTTATAGTTCTTTATTTAGTTCCTCGTAAATATTCCAGATTTCATTCTGTGGTTTCCAATAACCTATCTTTAAATTTTTCTGGTTATGGTGATACATAATCGTTGTATGATTTCTCTTGCCAAGAACATTGCCAACGATTGTATAATTCATGCTAGCTCTCTCAAGCATTATATTAATAGCTATAGTTCTTGCATATACAAATTTCTGTAATCTACTTGGAGACTTAATCTCGTCTAATGACACATCAAATCTTTTACAAACTTTTTCCAGGATATGATTAACCTCAGGAAATATACTAACTATATTATTTTTTTTAGTTGGTTCTTTAATTGCATATAATTTCTTTTTAGAAATAACAGCATAATATTTAGCTTTATATTTAGAGACTTCTCTATGCATAAAATCCCAAACAAGTCTGGACCCAGTAATAAAACCTTCTCTGTATTCTTTATTGTTAATTGTTTTGGTTCTTCCTTTAATGGAAGTTTTTAATCTTATAATAGCTGCTTTAGTAAATTCACTCATTGATATCTCCTTGATCAAATTGAAATAAAAAATTAGCAACATCATAAACTAATGATCCTGCTGCTATTAGTATAAGAATCTGCATTAATGTAACTATGTATGTAAGCATATTATCTCCTGTTGTTAAAATATATTAATACTAAAATTAAAATTAAAATTAATTCATACCAAAATAAATTTTGAAATGTTTCAATCATTAATGCCTATCCATTCATTATCGCACTTAATACATCTAAAAGTTGGATTGGGATCTGCCTGGATATCCTGAGTTGTAATGTTTGGAGTATACCATTCCTGAGTTAGCTCGCTTTGTAAATAAGCAAGATTTCTTTGGATTGCTAAGTATTGTACTCTAGCGCTATTACAGTCTGGACATCTAATTATTTTCATTGAGTTACCTCTTTCTGTTTTAGTTCATCATCATCAGCTTTAAATAACATCTCAACATATTGAGTGTAGTAAAAGTCTGATAATTTTGGATCTTGTTCATCTAATGATTTTTGTAAGAATGATTGAGCAAGTACGTATTTATCTTTAATAAGTTTATTCATAGTGATGCTACCTCCATTTCATATTGATCTTCGTTAATCTTAAAATCTAAAAGACTTCTTCTATCTAATTCTTGTTTGATTGCTTTAAGATTAAGAAGAGCTGTTAAAGTTCTAACAGGCATGCTGTTATAATAATCATATTTATTTAATAGAATTTCATCTGATGATCTTCTAATTAAATCTAATTGAGTTTTACTAATGATCATGCCACCTCCGAATAGTGAAAATCTTTTGAAGGGAAAACTGGTTCTGCTTTTGGGAACACAGCTAAAAGATTTTTTAATGCTTCTTCTTTAGTTGCTCCAGTTCTGCTTACTTGCACCTTTACAGAATAACCTGCTTCTATAGCTCCAGTGCATTTAAACTTTTCAGTATTGTTCATGCTGCCTCCTGTTGTTGGTTAGTTTGTTTGTCATACCTAATATATGACAGTGTCTAGCCAAAATGTCTAGATATATACACAAAGAAATAATGTAGATAAATCAATAACTTATTCTGAATCTTTTATTTTAATTAAAGTTCT